ACCCGATAACAGCAGAGATGACTACGGGAACTATGAAGCCAGGACTACAAGTTCTAGGAGTTACAGAGCCAAAGCATGGAACGTACATAATAGGAGATACTAATCTCCGGCAATCTGACTTCGACATGACTGGTTTCCCTTTTCCGGCAACGGATAGTGAACCAGCAATGTTGAGACCGGTAGATGGAGTTAGTCCAGCAACTAATGCTTTTGAGAAGATAGGACAGCAGTACTACCATGGAAAACCAAAATTGATCGACACTGACTTACTGGAATTTGCGCCACAAACGTATAATAGACATAATGTAAGACAGTTGACACCTTTTGAGGCAATTCATGGAGTTCCCGGACTGATACCATCACTTGATAAAAGAACCGGCGTCGGTTACTTTTATAAGAAGATGGGATTCACAAGGAAGACGTTATTCTACGATAAAGAAGGAAAACCATTTGTACACCCTCTCTTGTATTGTTCAGTCATGAACAAATTACAATCGATAAGAGAGAAGAAGCTAATAGTTCCAGTTTTCGAAGACACGTTGAAAGACGAGTTGAGAGACGGGGAGCGAGTTAGGCTTGGAAAAACCAGGTTGTTCACTGCAGGAGATTTAGATTTCCTAGTGATACAACGTATGGTCCTGGGTACCTTAATAGTTGAGCTAGAAGGTGACCCAGTAGGAGGACCGTGTGCTTTAGGCCTCAACCCACATTCAGTGGATTGGGGACAGCTATTCGCACGACTCGGAGGAAAGGCAGAAATACTCAACAAAATTCTCGCGGGAGATTTTAATGGGTACGACATTTCGGTCAAGAATGAAGCGTTGGACGCATTTGTAAAAATGTGTTTGTTGTTAACGATTGGCCTAATTGACCCGTACCTAGTTGAGTGGGTTATACGAGCAACCTTTCTAGGTTGGCACGTATATGGACGAACATGGTACCTCAGACCTTGGGGAACCAATAGTGGAAGCTATATAACGTCACTATTTAACTCTTTTGTTAATTGGTGGCTACATAA